TGAAAAATTTTATATTTTTGATAGAATAATTATTTATATAACTGTGGGTTGTTTTTGGGGACATCTTTTTTTCCATCATATATTAAAAATTAACTAACTCGGAGGGAGGGAATGATGGAGAAAGAATGTAAGCTTCAAAATTTAAGTGGAAATTTTGGTGCGGGGATAGGTATATTATTTATTCTTGTTGTAATTTTCTTTGCAATTGTTATATAATCTACAATACAAGTAAAATATGGGTAGAAAAACTACCAAACGGATTTTATAGAAAAAAATAACCAACTCGGAGCAGGGTGGCTTTCACAGGAGAAGTCAGCGATAGGTAATAGGATAACAGATAATCGCCTTAGTGAAGTATCTGGCCGCAGGTAATACCCAAATCCTGCCCCTGCTCCACCGAAAGGAGAGAAGATGAAAAACTGGAAACAAGATTGTCCTAATTTCTCTTTCGAAGAATTAGTAGCAATGTATATTAATGATTGTATGCAATATCTTAAAGCAAAACTTCAATTTAAAGAACCAGATTTAACAAAAGATGAATTTGAACAAACACAAAATCAAGAATTAATTTATTATGGTTTACGAGAACTTAAAGATTTGTGTATGAGAATATCGGGGAAAGAACCTTTAAATTGGAAGGATTAAAGAAAGGACAATAATGCAAGGGAAGAGGGAGATTGAGGAAATAGCAATTCAGTTACATACTTGGTATCTCATAGCAACAAGGGAACTTAATCCAGAAAATTATAATCCCAAAGCACAAAAACCATATTCCGAACTTAATGATGAACAAAAACAAATTGATAGATTAATTGCTAAGTGTGTTCTCTCCTGGCACAAGGCTGAGGTTAAGAGGGTGTTGGAGGAATTGAAGTTGAAGGAGTTAGTAAACCATAAGCCGAAAGATAAAAATTGCAAAGTTTATTATATTACTTTTCGAGCATCGATGGAGCTACCAGAAGGGATTGCGAATATATGTAACCAGCGCATTGAAAATAAAATAAAGGAGATAGCGAGGGAGGGAGAAAAATGAGTTATTTGCATTGTCATAGTTGCAACTGGTCGCAAGACGATTTTTGGAGTAAAGATGGTTATAATCCTTTTAGGCAAGATTTTATAGATTGGTATAAAGAATTATTATTTAAGAATACCACAAAAACAGATAGTGGAACTCTAGACACAAGAGAATTTATTGCTTGTGAATTAGAAAAAAAAGCAAAATTAATTAGAGATATGAATATTAAAACTTACAAAGAATGGGAATCTATAAAAGGAGATTGGATTTGTCCAAAATGTGCAAGTAAGAATTGGGATATAGATTAAATTTCCTAGAGGGGTAAAATGAAAAAGAATAAAATTAAACGATTGCAACATTTTTATACTGCTTTATCTCAACAATATGCAGAAGCAGAATTAAAAGCTATGAAAAAAATAGAACTAAAGAAGATGAATTAAATTTTATGTATGAGAGGGGAATGATGAAAGATAAGCTAATAGAGGTTATATGGCAGTATGATGAATTTAATATGAATGAAAAAACAGTTGGACATCTTGCTGACAAAATCCTTGAGGTTGTGGAGAAGGAAGGATGGTCTAAAATCACAAAACTAGAAATTGGGGATGATAGGTTTTATTTCACAACAGATGCCATCTATAAAAACGACAAAGAATATATACCAGATGGCTACATCAAAGCAGATAGTATCAAGATATGTCCAGAGTGTAATGGTAACTCAAGTTGTTATCTTTGTAAGGTAAATGGAATTTGTCCTACTTGCAAAGGGAAAGGATGGGTAATAAATGAAGGGATTATTTGGTAATGAAATCTCTGAAACAATACCAAGAAAACTCTCTGGTAAATATGAGATATGGAGAGCCAAGAACCAATATAAAAAGCAAGACAAAAATAAATGTGCTACTTGTAAACATCACTTAAAAATGGAACACCATTGTAAAATATACCACAAATGCAGATTGCAAGGTTGTAGTAGGTCAGAAGCAAGTGATATACGAGTAAGTTATGGTTGTCTAAAGTGGGAAAGGATGGGTAAGTAAATGATAACAACATACGTTAGATGTAGAAGTCATTTGAAAGAGATAACTGAACAACTCTACTTTGATGAAAGAAGATTGGGTATAAACCATAGTTCTATGATTCTTGAATGGTTATTAGAACAGTTTGGAACATATAAACCTGAAACTTTAATATTAATCTAATTATCCTAAATACAAGGAGCGTAAAAAAGAAAGGGGCGATTAGGATTTATGGTTTTAAAACTTATTTATATTATAATTTTAGTCTGTTTATATCTTATGTTCACTTGTTTATTAACAAATTCTGTTAATTAAGTAATGATGGTTAAACGAAAGAATCTTTGTAAAACCTGTGTAGAAAGTTGCTATATGGATAAACCTATCAAAAAATGCAAGGATTATTGGGAACGTGGAAAAAGACGAAAAGGAAAAAAGATACGAGATACTTGATAAGCTCATAGATATATTATCACACGGACAGGCAACAATAAAATGGGCAGATAGGATTATTGTTGAAATTGAGGAGATAGAAACAAAATCGAAGATAACTAAATAACGCTGACTTAATGAGGCATAGCTTATAAGGGGCTATCGCTGACAAAGAGAGGCATTTTCAAACTGAAAGGGGAGAGGATGTCTCTTACTATTTGTGAAAGGTGTAGGAAAAAAGAGTGTTTAGATATACAAAGACCCTGTAAAAGATTAGAGGAGTTATTAAGAAGGCGAGGGATATATTCAGCTAATTATATTAGACCAAAGAGATCAACACAACAAGCAAGAGAGGATAATTTAGGTCAATGGAGAGAGATAAACGTAAAGAACATTGATGAGGTGGCTGTTAACAGGGCTTATGAGCTTAAATATGGAAAGCTGAAAAAGAAGGGGCGAGAGGATTAGTAGGGTTGGCAGTTACATTCATCAATAAGGAGTTTATTGACTAATTTATTGTCAATCCACACATACGCCAAAGTCCTGCCATATTTACCATAGCGATATTTACCATAAGTTAGTTTTATTCGTTTGCCTTTAAGTAATTTAGTTGTGTAGTTTTTGGCAATTAGCCCTTCTTTTGAGGGCAATTCAGGACAATTCACTTCAAGCAGTCTTATTCTTTCGTTATTATGCAGAATGAGAGTATCTCCGTCAATTACTCTTTTAACTTTATAGGTAGAGGAACATCCTATAAACAGGATAGTTAAGAGGATCAGAATTTTACGCATAGGTCAATTATATCCCTTTAGCTTAAAATAGCAAGTAATATCACTATTAAGCAAAATACACCGCACCAAAGGATGATAAAGGCAGATTGCCTCTGTTGGCGGAATAAGTGTTTTTCATAGTGATACCCTGTTTTTAATAGTAGTTTATAGTCTTGATTTAGTTTCATTATTCTATCCTGTGATCGTTTAATTCCCTTGTTAAATTTCTTTCTACTTTTTCAAGCTCTCTTTCTGTTTCTTCTCTGTATTCTCCAAAATCTGTCCTATTCCATTCTTGAATTAGGTGATTGCGTTGGTCGATTAAGTCGGTTAGGCTGCACATTTAGCACCTCCTTTCCGCTACCTTGATTTTGTCAACCTCAGAAGCTTTGCAGGGAGTAAAATGCAAATCCCTGTCAACCTCAAGAAACCTTACCTTAAGCTCATCCAATTCCTTAAGACTGAAGTATCCCCATTCTGCCATATCGTAATCGTTGTTAAGTATTGCAAATCCAAAAAACAACTGCTGTTCCGGATCATACTCCGTTGCATACCAGTCACAACCACCAATAAAGAAGTGTATATGAATTATCTTATTCTCCAAAGGCACTTCTTCTGTTGAATAGAAGGCCGGTAGCTTTGCCAGCTCTTCATTGCTTGGTTTATTCCACATTATTACCATCTCCTTTCTCATTTTATGTATCTCACCTAAAATAAACTTTTCATGCTCATCCATTAACTCCTGCAATTCTTTAACAGTCATGTCCTCATCTAAAGGCTCAAAGAAATAAACCCTCTCCCCTTCGGTCTCAAAATACTTTTTGGTCACCTTTGTAATTTTCATTTTCATATTCTTCCTTCCTGCATAACCGCATTTAAACCTTTGGCTTTTTAACGAGTTTTCTCAATCCGTCTAACTCTTGGATTCTCGGTTTCTGGTCTTATCAAAGAGCTATTAAATTTTTAATCTATTCCGTTTTTCCGTCAACATAGTTAAAAAAAATCTAATCATCTTTTTTTTCATTCTGTAAACCTTTTAAAATATACTTTTCTGCAAGATCACCAAAGCTAATATCTTTTTTGATAGCCATAATTTTAAGCTCTTTGGCAATTTTCTCATCAATATATATTGTTTGTTTAATCTTCATAATTCAAGATTAACATAATTAAGTTATTCTGTCAAGTGTTTTTAATAAAAAATCTTATCTTTGTAAAAACATCTAAAATCAGCAAAAACTCTCCTCGCTGACAATGTTCTAAAAATTCCCATTAATTAAAAATATTTTTTTTAATCAATTTTTAAAACCTATCAACAACAATAAAATCAACATTTTGCGTATATAAATGAGGGGTATAAATTCCCAAAGCATACGTTATTGGTATAGATCGAGCTTCAATCCGCAAAACCTCTATTAATGTTAACACCGCCATTATAAAGGTAATTATAAATATAATCATAATTATAAATGAAATTAAAATCAATTATAAAAAGAATTAATATTAAAAATAATGATACAGATAGTTATTTAACAATATTATTTGAGATAGATTTAAATAATATTGATTTAAATACCATATTTAATCTTAAACATAAATCTATATTAATGGAATTAAAAGAAGATATATAAAGGTAATTATAATTATAAATATATATGAATAATAAATTAAATACAAATAAAGATAATAATATAAATATAGATAGTAATAATAGTATTACTAATAAATCTAATAATAATACTAATAATAATATTAATAAAGATAATAAATCTATTAATAATACTAATAAAAATATTAATAGAGATAATAAATTAACTAATAATACTAATACTATATTAGATTTTAAATTAAATAAAAAACAATTATCATTACTAAATGTATTAAGTGATCCTGAATATGTGAATAAGATTAATAAGGAGAAAGCGAAATTAGCGGGAATCTCGGAGAAAACTTTTTACTCTTACTTACGTAATCCGAATTTTGTTAAGGCGTTACACATACGGGGACTTAGTGAAAGCTTGGCTTGTAGTTTGCCTGTAATTAAGCGTATGAGGAGAGATGCTTTATCGGGGAAATTTATGCAACAAAAGACAATGCTCGAAATGTCAGGGCATTACACTCAACAACCTCTCATCCAACAAGTTATACAAATAAATCAAGACCAACAACCAAGTGAAGAAGTGGATCAACAAATAATGAAAAAGATAATTGACATTGTTCCGACAGAGGATTTATCCACAGAGTTATCCCCAGAAAATAGTAAAGAGAAGTAAATAGAAGTAAACGTAAGGAAGTCATAGTTAACATAATATCAATTATATGACCTATGAGTAAGCTATGGATCGCAATAAAGATTGAGTTTAAATTACTTTTTTTAGCTTGGAAAAAGTATTTTGTTGATATTTTGAGGGGCTGGGGATGGGGGCAGAGGCGTGATACATAATATAATAATACTTATGCTCAAACAATAATTGTATTTGGCAGGAGAAAAAAACAATGCAAATCGACTTCTGTAAATACTGTAATAAAAATAGGGTTGGTTGTGAACTAACCAGATTGATGTATGGGTCTTATATGATTTGTCTGTCCTGCAAAAAAGAATTAGCTTGGACTACCGCTTGTTTAAAAGCTGGCACAAACAAACTAGTCGCAGACACCCCCATTTAATACACAAAAGTCTCAAAAATCTCAGTCAAGGTAATTTCTTGATACCAAAACGAAAAAAATGGCACTACAATACCCTTTAATCGCACAGAATGGGGTCATATTTCAAAGATGCTATAAAAAACAAGCAAGGATATGATTATGGGATGCTGAACTAAAAATCGTGTCTTAGAATCGAAATATGGGGCAAAAGTATGAAAAACAAAATCAACAAAATGAAGTATCTATCAGAACTAATCAAGGGCGTAATCCCCAGGGATATGTATGTTGATTATTACCACGAATCAGGAGGACTTGAATTTGTAAAGGTTGGTTGGAAGAAACAGATAGGGAGTATGCACCCTGACGATTTTATAGGAGGTAATGAGTAATGGCAAAGGATAAGGGTAAGAATAGAACAAGAAACAACAAACTCTGGAAAATTGGAGAAACATTCGGAAAGAGACCACCCACGTTTTTTAAAAAGATGTCTGAATTAGAACGTGGCAAGGGGACATTTGGTGGAGGAATGTCCAGACCGTAAGGTTAACACACGTTAACTATATACTATGGAGTTAACAAAACAAATACACGATTGGCTTGATAATTTACCAGAAGATAGCAAGAGAGAATATCTCGATAGATTAGAACGCAATCCATTTCTGCTGTATATTCCCCATTCTGTTCAGCGTAAGTTTCACCAATCCGATGCTAGGATTAGAGCTTTCTTCGGAGGTAATAGGTCGGGCAAGACTAGAGCTTTGTTACAGGAGGTTCTTTGGTATGCTACGGGGTTACATCCTTACAAAACAATAAAAGTTCCCGTAGATATATGGGTGGTTAGTTTGGATTTTCCTTCTTCCCGTGATGTTGTTCAACCCATGATTAGAAAGTTATTAGGTTCTGGCTATCTTAAAAGTTGGAGAGAGACAGATAGGATAGTTGAATTAACTAATGGTTCTACTATAGGTTTTAAATCCGTTGATTCTGGGTGGGAGAAGTTTCAGGGCACTGCAAAGCACGTAATTGCATTTGATGAAGAACCCAAATGGAATGTCTATCAGGAATGCATAATGAGGATAGTTTCCACCAAGGGAGATATTATTATTGCTATGACACCCCTGCACGGAATGACCTGGGTTTATGATGAAGTATATGAACCCTGGCTTGATGGAAGCAATGAGGATATTGAATGTTTTGTAGCTAAGACGAAAGATAATCCATATATTGATAGTCAAGAAGTAGGCAGGATTGAAAAATCCTTTTACGATGAGGAAAAAACAGCCAGGTTAGAGGGTCGTTTTGTTGAGTTTGCTGGTTTAGTTTATAAGGAATTTGATAAGAATATCCATTTGGTTAAAAGATTTACCATACCGCATCATTGGGTAAAGATACGGGGACTTGATCCTGGTTTGAATAATCCCACTGCTTGTATATGGTGGGCTATATCTCCAGAAGACGAACATTTTATTTATGATGAATACTACGAGATGGATAAGACTATCAAAGATTTTGCTCTAGATATAAAAGCCAAGACAGGTTTACAGAATATTTCCTACACGGTTATCGATCCTTCATCAGCCAATAGAAATCCCGCTCATCCAGAACTTAAATCCGTAAAGGAAGAATACGCTAAGAATGGAATTTGGACACAGCCAGGCAATAAAGATGTGCTTTATGGTATAAACGCTGTTAAACAACTTTTACATCTAAACCCAAAGACGGGCAGGGCAAAATTATTCATTTTTGATGATTTGGAATTTATCAAGAAAGAGATTGTTCGTTATCGTTGGGATACATTCAGGCATCATTCCGAAGAACAAAATTTGAAAGAGAAACCCAAGAAAGTCTTGGACCACGCTATGGATGCTATGAGATATACCGCAGCTAGCGACCCTAGATATGTTTCTATGACTGAGAGTGAAGTTATAAGTAAGATGAGTTTCAAACCAACCAGGAGTTAGTTATGCCAAAAGGAACGAAGGTTCATAGATTATATGAGAGATTAAAAAGAAAGGGATATTCCACTACTTCAGCAGTTAAGATTGCACAGCATCAGACTGGATTAAGTCTTAAAACGGGAAAACCCCCAAAGAGTAAACCTAATAGAAAACGTAGAAGAAGGCGTAGAAGATGAGTGAAATACACGCCAGGGCACAAAAAGTTTTTACTATCGCTGGTAACTATCAGACACGTATAGATTATGAGGCGGGGGATGACCCCATTTATGTTGGGATAGCCTTACGAGGAATAGCCACAACTGACGAAAAATGGTTTATTCAAAAACTTACTTGGAGTAGTAGTAAACCCACCCTTATACAATCGGCTATAGATGTTGATTGGGATAATCGCACTACTCATACTTATAGTTAATCAAGGAGTTAATATGGAGAATTTTGACCACGAATTTATGAGTGCATTAATTGATATTGAAAGTTCTAATAATCCTAAAGCATTTAATCCCGAAACAAATGCTAGGGGTCTTACGCAGATTACACCTATCGCTTGGCAGGATTTAACTGTGCGTTATCCAGAAAGATATTCAAAATTAAAATTTGAGAGAGATATGTTTAAACCAGATGTGGCATTGCAGGCAGGTAAGGATTATTTGGAAATTTTAAAAGGTTATTTAAAGCATTATGGTATTCCCATCACGATGGATAATTTAATTGCTGGGTATAATTGGGGAATTGGCAATCTAAAGGAATTTGGATTAGAAAATGCACCAGCAGAAACAAAAAAATATATTGGAAAAATGAGGCATCTATTACAGCCACAATCGGAACAACTAGATGCCGATTATAAATAGGGAAGGTTACAATGGCAAGAAAGAAGAAAGATACTCCCGTATTGAAAAGCGACCCCGTAGCTGATTGGGTAGTAGCTCGATACAATGAATCAAAAAATTATTATAATCCATTATATTTGAAATTTGAAGATTGGGATGACCAATATTTTTCTATACCTTCATCAAGAAGATATGATTGGCAATCCAATGTTTTTGTTCCAGCTACCTATAAGGCAATAAAAACATTATTGGCTAGAATTGTTGCTGCTTTATTTTCAACTAATCCACCCTTCGATGCTGTGGGTGTTGAGGAAAAGGATAAGCCTGGTGAAATTCCTAAAAAGAGATTGGTTGCGTATCAATTTGAAAAGACCAGGGTGTTTGAAAAATTTATAACTTTTGTTCTACAGGCATTGATAAGAGGAACTTCTATAGGTAAGGTTTATTGGAAAAAGGAGAATACTTTTGTGCCTCGTATTGTTAATTACGAAGAAGAGGTCTTAGTAAGTGTTGATGAGAAGGGTAAGCCTTTAAAGGGTAAAAAGAAACGCAAGATTATTGAGAAGAAACAAAAAAAAGTATATGACGAAAAGATACTTTACGAAGGACCAGAGTTTGATGTTTTAGATATTTATGGTGGGGTATTTCCTGATCCTTATGTTACCAAACTAAATGATGGATATTTAATTCATCGTTTGGTAAGAACAGAAGATTATCTTAGAAAAAATGCTAATAAATATGAGAATATCTCTCTTGCACTCAATACGGAATACCCAGGAGAGGAACATTGGCAACACTCAAGGTTAGAGAATATTGGATTATCAGAACCCCAATATACTATAAAGACAGCAGATAATCAGGCAGTAGAACAAAAAGGATTAAACAAATATGAATTATTAGAGTGCCATTGTAAATATGACATAAACAATGATGGATTTTTGGAAGATAGTATTATCACAGTTTGCAATAGAACAGTTGTAATTAAAAAAGCTCTCAATCCTTATCCAGAGGGTTGTTTTGTGAAGATTGGTTTTATGCCCATATTAAATGAATTTTTCTGGCAAGGTGTTTGTGAGTTGGTAGAGCCATTACAGGAAGAATTAAATGATAAAAGAAATCAACGTCTTGATAATGTTAATTTGGTATTACAAAAAATATTGACCTATGTAGAGGGGGCGGTTGATACTAGAATTTTAAAGAACTTCGTATTTGCTCCTGGTGCGAGATTACCAGTTAAAGATATTAATGCTCTTAAATGGGAATCCCCCGATGATGTAACCGCATCGAGCTACAACGAAGAACAAATTTTAGCAGGCGATATACAAGAAACATCTGGAGCTGTTAATGTGTTGATGCCGAGTGCCAAATCCTCCGATATACACAGAACTGCATCTGGATTATTTATGTTAAAGGGAGAGGCAGAGACCTCGATAAAGCTTATTGTTCAATTAATGGAAACCACAGGTTTGGCAGAAATAGCCAAGAAATATGACATATTAAATGATAGTTTTATGACCAGACCCTTAACCGTGAGAATACTCGGAAAGCAAGGATATGAATATCCGATGATTTCTCCTGAAGATGTCAGATATTATAATTGTGATTTTATATTCAAGGGTGCATCTGCGTATGTAAATAGAGAAATCCGTTTAGCACAATTAGCAAAATTGATGGATGTGTTTTCTAAGATGCCTGGGCTAGCTCAAAGACTAGACCCCGATAAATTGGTTAAGATGGTGGCTAATACCCTAGGTTTTGATGAGAATGAATTAATGCTAAAACAGATTAATCCATTATTGCAACAGGCAGGATTAAATCCACAATTAAACAATCAGGGATTAGGTGGTCAACCTGCTAATGTGGGTTATACGCCTGAAGGAAATGATGCTTTGCAGAATATGGTGAATCAAGGATTACCGTTAGAAAATATAGAAGGAGTAATGGAAGGACTGCGAGGACAGACACAATGAGCTTGAAATCAGATGCTAACGAAATAGGTCTTTTAGTATCATACGAAGGTTGGAGAATATACGAAAAAGAATTGCAGGACGCATTTGATAAGGAATATGAAAAATTAAGGAAATGTCCAAGAGATTCTGCTTTCTATAAAACGCAAGGTTTTTTGGATGGACTGGAATATGCCTTGAAAATTCCAGATATTTTGAAATCCCGTGGGGAACTATAAGATAGTCCACAAAAAAGGAGGAAAAAGTGGGTAAAAAGAAAAGCGATAACCCGAAGAAAGAGGAGAAGAAACCAGAAAATATGAACGCATCCGAATTGGAAGATTATATTTCTACTCAATCCAAGGTCGTGGAATTAAACCCAGATGGCACAAGGGTAGAAAAAGAACCTAAAGAGCCAGAAAAAAAAGAAGAAGCATCAAAAGAAAAACAAGAGGTAATTTCTCCTGTTGAAGAGGAAGTTTGGTATAAAGATTTTTCTCCCGAATTCCAAGAATTAGCGAAGAAAAAGGGTTGGAAATCTATGGAGGATTCCATAAAATCCTACCAAGAAGCCGAAAAGAAGATTTCTTTACAAGGTGAGGAATCTTCCAAGTCTAAAAAACAGGTAGAAGCCTATAAACAAACTCTTTCCCAAATTTATGATCTTGATGAAGCAGGTAATATTGTAGGGATTAAACAGTCTGTGCAACAACCCCAACAAACCCCTGATCAGCAAGACCAACTTGCAGGGATAAGACCTTATTTTCCAGATTGGACTGACGAGCAAATTATGGCGAATATCGGTTTAATCGGTCTGATGGTTAATTCTGCATTAAAGAATTACGATTCAGGTTTGGAAAAGAAACTCGAACCCTTGCATGAGATAAAATTTGAGAGAGAAGTCGAAAAACAAAAGAAATTAGTAAGAGACAAATATGAAGATGATTACAAGACATTTGAAGGTGAAATTAATGATAAACTTTCAAAGCTTCCTCCTCAACTGAGGGCAAAGGAAGGCAGCGTAGAAACCATACTTCTTACTATTAGAGGTGAACATACGCCTGAGTTACTCCAGCAGGCTACAAAAAATGCTCAGACAGAAGTGAAAAATATAGAAGCAAAAAAGGGAGATACCTTTGTTGAGGGCACGGGTAAATCTTCTGTTCCGACACCCCCACCAGATATTGGGAAAATGTCATCTGCTGAATTAGAGGAGTATATCAAAAAACACCCAAATTATGGGAAAAAGTGAGGTGTAGTAATATAAATGGCTGATATTCTTAGTAACACTACCAACCTTAGTAATTTAGTTCCTACTCTGTATAGCAAGAGATTGCTGGAAAGATTAGAACCGAATTGTAGGGCTTATCAATTAGCGGAAAAACGAACCATTCCTGCTAATTCAGGTAAAACTATACTTTGGAATAGATATGTGCAGTTGGATGAGGGTATGTCATTGACTGAGGGAACAGTTCCTGGACCTTCAGCTTTGTCAACCGTCACCGTATCTGCAACTCTAGTCCAATATGGCAACCTAGTTAAGATAACCGATTTGGTGGAAGAGGCTGCTATTTCTAACGTGGTCAAAGACGCAGTTGATGTCTTAGGTGATAATGCTGCAAAGACCATCGATAAATACATTCTCAACCAAATTGGTTGGTATGGTTCTGCTATAGGAGCTTTATCAGCTTGTTCTGCGACATTTACAAGTTACCAGTTTGGAACTCTCTATAGTAAAACATCGGGTAGTTTGGATGGTGAATTTTGGGGTGACCCTTCAACATTCGTTAATGCATCAGATATGGTCAGTTTACCGATTTCGGTATCTGCTATCAGGAAAACTGTTACTCATTTAAGGGAATTAAATGTTTCCCCCCTTGATGATGGTTTCTATCATTCGATGATTCACCCTACAGCTATCGATGCACTTAGAGGGCATACGGACTGGATAACATGGAATCAATATACTCGACCAGAGAAAATGGAAAGAGGTCTTATGGGTGAAGTTGAAGGAGTAAAATTCTATGATGATCCCAATATGTCAACTTCCAATTTCTCAGGTATGCAGGTATCAACTTGTATCGGTTCTTCATTTGGAACAGTATATGGCACTATAATCTTCGGAAGAGGTGCTTACGCTGTTACCGAATTAGAAGGTGCTGGCACAGGTGATAATGCAACAAAGGTTTATGTTGTTCCAAGGTCCAGACCTGATAAAGCTGACCCACTACAGCAGTTTAGTTATGTGGGTTATAAGGCGACATTAGCAGCAAAAATTCTTAACCCAAGTTGTGGTGTTGTTTTAATCACAAATATATAGAGGTTAATTAAGATAAAGGGGCTATTACTCCTCAACGATAGCCCCCTGCTCAAAAATATGAAGGAAAGAAGAATATTAGGTATAGCATCCCATCCCGACGATTTAGAATTTGGTTGTTTTGGGACTTTTAAGAGATACCAGCAACAAGGTTATAAATTATATTATCTTATCCTTACTAATGGTGGTGATTCTGGAAATGGCGACATAAGAAAAGAAGAACAAAGCGAGGCAGCAGATTTATTAAAGGCAGAAGTTAAATTCCAAAATTTGCCTTCTGCATATTTGAATAATGATTCTGGCAGGGAAACCATTAAGGCAATAGAAAATTCAATAAATTTAGTGAAGCCACAAGTAATATTTACTCATTCTGATAACGACAGACATCAAGATCATAGATTGGTTAATAAAGCAACGACATCGGCTTGTAGATTTTTTCAAGGTCAATTATATTTTTATGAAGGACATAGTTCTTTGAAATATTTTAAACCTAATCTTGTATATAGAATTGATGCTTTCTTTGAAGATAAACTAAGAACAATGAATCTGTTTATAAGCCAAGCGACAAAGTTCTATATGAATCCAAAGGTAATTCGAGCCATAGCAACATTTCGTGCTGCTCAATTTGGTTTTTTGGGTAAGGCGGAAGCCTTTGAAGTAGGAGGAATAGTTAGATGAAGCATTTGGTTGTCGGATTTGGAGATGTTGGTAGGGGGCTTTATGAAATATTGCAAGAAAATAAAAAAGAGGTTGTAACTATTGATAAAGATAACAACTTAGAGGGGAAATTTGATGTTCTGCATATTTGTTTTCCTTATTCAGCTCAATTTATAGATTATATTCACGATTACATAGCAAAATATAATCCATCTTTAGTTATTATTCATTCTACTGTAGCACCTGGCACGACAGAAAACATTAGGTTTATTAAAACAGTTCATTCTCCCGTAAGGGGAAGATACCCCCGAATGGCAGGAGATATAAAATCTTATATTAAATATTTCGGAGGGAAACATTCCGAAGAGGCTTCAAATATTTTTCAAGAAATGGGCTTGAGGACAAAGTGTTTTAAATCTGCTAAAGTTACTGAATTAGGAAAATTATTGTCTAATATTCGCTGGGGATTGAATATTGCTTTCGCACAGGAACAAAAAAGAATGTGTGAATATTATGGCATAAGCTATGAAGAAGTTGTAAATGAATTTGAACATTCACGTAATGAAGGATTAAAAAAGATTAACCGTCAGAATGTTGTTATGCCAATATTATTTCCTGGATATATTGGTGGGCATTGTGTAATGCCTAACGTAAATATCCTTATGCAGGAATATCCCTCAATGTTTTTAAGAGTGATAGTTGATAGCAACGAAAGATATGGACAAAAAATATAAATCCTACGAACCTGTAAATATTTATCCTACCGCAGAAATTGGAGAAGGCGCTCATATTGGTATGTTTGCCGAGATAGGCGACTGTGTAAAAGTTGGTAAATATTGCAAGATTGGCGCAGGAGCATTTATTCCCAAAGGTGTAACGATTGAAGATGAGGTTTTTATTGGTCCTAATGTTGTTTTTTGCAACGACAAGCATCCAAGGGCAATAGGTGGTTGGGTAGTAACTCCCATATTGGTTGAAAAGGGGGCGTCTATTGGGGCTAATGCGACTATTCTTCCAGGTGTGAGAATTGGAAGAAACGCAAGAATAGGTGCTGGTTCAGTAGTAACCAAAAGTATTCCACAAGATGAATCTTGGGCGGGAAATCCTGCAATAAAAATAAATAAAATATGAGATATTTGACTATATGTGGCACTCGCCCAGAAATAATTAAACTTTGTGATTGGGAAGATGAGATTATTTTTACGGGACAGCATTTTAGCTATGATATGGGGGAGAAATTTTTATTAAACAAGAAATCAACCAGGGTTCACTTTTTACCTACAGATATAGACCATTCAAATATTGGTGTTCTTACCCAACAGCTTGAAGAGAAATTAGTTTTGTTAGGTAGTGATATAATTATAGTTCACGGGGATACCCGTTCAACATTAGCAGGTGCCAGGGCAGCGCATAAATTAAAGATGTGTCTTGCCCATATTGAATCAGGAGTTAGGTGTTTTCGTGATACTGTTGAAGAGACATATAGAAAAGAAATAGACCAACTAGCGAACTACAATTTTTGTCCTGTGCCGAATGCAGTTGAACATCTTAAAAAGGAAGGCATAACCGAAGGCGTATATTTCACGGGAGATATTCTCTACGATAGATTTTTAGAAAACAGGGAATGTTGGGATTTTGTATTTGTTACTATTCATAGGCAAGAAAATATAGAAAATAAGGATAAATTGAAACAGCTCATTGACAGTTTGAAAGATTATGGTTATATAATTTTTCCGCTTCATCCCCATACAAGGGAGTGCCTTGAGAAATTTAAAATAGACCTGCCACGCAATGTGGTTGAGATGCCCCCCCTGGGTTACGAAGAAACCCTCCGTTACATCAAAGACGCAAAATTGATATTAACGGATTCTGGTGGTATCCAAAGAGAAGCCTACTGGTCGGGCACTCCCTGTAAAGTAGCACGTGAATCTACTGAGTGGGGTTATTATACGGGTGCTTTTGGCAATGGAAAAGCAGGAGATAAAATAAAAGAAATTTTAGATAACAGGAAACCATATAGAAAGGTGGAAGGTGGTTATGCCTAAGATTTCGTTGGTAATGCCGATTTATCGCACAGAACGATTTTTAGAAAAAGCTATTGAAAGTATATTAGACCAAGATTATAAAGATTGGGAATTAATTTGCGTATCAGATGGTTATTCACGTAAAGCCTCATTGATAATTAAAACCTTTAACGATCCACGTATTAAGCATATTAATATTTCTCACGGAGGGGCGTGTAAGGCAAGAAACGAAGGGGCAAAAGTAGCTGCGGGTAAATATATATCTTTTTTTTCTTCTGATTTTAGAGCAATTCCTGGAATGTTGAGAAAATGGGTTGATACTTTTCAGGAACATCCAGAAGCAGATTTTATTTATGGCGGATATATGTTTCCTAATAGGCAGATATATCCTTCAGAAGAGTTTGATCCAAGACAATTAGAAGTTTATAACTATATAGATGGTGGGTTTCCATTAAAAAAAGAAATTTGGGAAAAATACCCTTGGGATGAAAAGATAAAATCTCTCAACGATTGGGATTTTTGGTTGAGAATTGTTAAAGTGGGATATAGGGGATATTATCTTGGTAATTATTATTCATATATTGCAGAACCGCCCAGAACAGGCGGATTATCACACGACAGTTCACAGAATTGGATAGAAAGGGTAAAGCAAATAAGAGAGAATAATAATATTCCACAGAGGTCGATTGTAGTTGCTTCATTGGGAGCTCCGTTCTTTGGGAAGAACTTGGCAAAGTTTTTAGATGCAGATTTTATGCCCATGCCTTCGTTTAAACCTCACACATACAAGATGGTTTACTTATTGGGTTTTTATCCTAATTCAGCAGATAAACACGCAAGGGTATTTCTTAACTGCCAGAAAGACTGCAAGAAGGTTATCCATTGGTTAGGTTCTGATATTGCAGGACTAAAGAAATTATCTTGGGAAAGTTTGAATGCTTTAGGAAACACATTAAACCAAACTATGTCTATTATGTTTGCCGAATCAAAAGTTCAGCAGAGAGAATTGATTAAGATGGGAATAAAAACAGAAGTCCTGCCTCTATTAAGAGATATTAGTTCTTTTACAAGAAAACCAATGCCCAAGGATTTTGCTGTAGCTGTTTATTTACCTGGAGTAAATACGGATAACTACCATCCCATTCTTATTGAAAATATTACTAAGAATATGCCTGATGTTCAATTTTATCTTTACGGAGATAGGGGAGTAAAGGAACAACAGGATTTTAAGAATGTTCATATTGTGGGTTGGAAAGATATAAATGAAATAATCGACAAAACCTCAATACTCCTGCGATATACGGTTCACGATGGATTGCCTACAGCACCTATGGAATTTTTGATGTCGGGAAGATATGTAGTCAGTAATGTTGATATGCCTTACATAGAAAAGATAGATAGCAAAAAAGACGAAGAAGGCGTAAGGAAAATTATTATTGAGAAGATAAGACAGATAAAGAAGAAGATAAGAAAAAAACAATATCCTACAGATGAGGCAGTTCAGTATTATAAAGACTATCTCAATCCTAATAAAATCAAAAAAAGACTTCATTCAATAATCAATGGTGTTTATAGAAATAAATCCATTTGATATACATTTTGGCGATCCCCAATATGAAACTAATTGGAAATCTATTATTGAATTAGATTTTCCCTAGCAAATAAAGATATTCTTTCACGAAGGATTAAGGCGATGGGATATTATGGGCATACAGGAAAGATATAATTATTATGGCATCCCAGAACATCTTATTAAATTGTGAAGATTTTATTCGTTTATCCCAATATAACCAGGCAAACAACTCCGCAAGTGGGGATAGCTTCATTAATTTCCGTTATTTTAAAAAAACACGATGTAAGACTTTTTGATTTAACTATTATAAAATCAGGTGGGGAAAAATCCGCCTTTTTAGAGAATCTTGAAACATTCCTTCCTGATTTAGTATTGGTTTCCTGCCGAAGCAACGAATGGGGATATGTAAAAAAAATCGTTGAATGGTCTTATCCTATACCCGTAATTCTTGGAGGAATACACCCCACTATAAACACAGAAGAAGTTTTAGAACACGCTAAGATGGTAATAAGGGGTGAAAGTGAAGAAGCTCTTGAGGAATTGCTTGACAGGTTGGAAAGAGGAAGAGATATAGGCAGGATAAGAAATCTTTGGTTTAAAAGAAGGGGTAGGATTGTCAGGAATGATGTAAGACCTCTTATACAGAATTTAGACGAGCTTCCTTTTCCTGAATGGAAAGCTTTTCCCAAAGACCATTTTTATAATTCCTACATTAAGTCGTTATTTAAAGATATTAGATGCGTAGGGACATTTGAAACGACTAGGGGATGCCCTTATTTATGCTCATATTGTTGTAATGAATATTTACAAAAGATTTACAAGGGAAAAGGAACATATCACCGTAAAAAATCTCCTCAACGGGTTGTTAGTGAAATTAGGAGCTTTCGTAGCCTGTATCCTGATTGCAACTTTTTATATTTTGTTGATGATACTTTTATGGTTGAGGGAAATTGGCTCGAAGAGTTTAAGGATATTCACGACAAAACGCCATTTGTTTTTATGACACGACCAGAAATGGTTACAAGAGAAAAAATGAGACTGGTTGCCGAGGCGGGTGGTAAGGCAGTTAGCATTGGGGTGGAAAGTGGAAATGAAAAATTCAGAAAAGAAATTCTTAACAGAAAGATGTCTCAGGAACAGATTATTGAAGCGTTTAAAATCGCAAAAGATTTTGGTCTTATGGTGTATTCATTCAACATGGTGGGTTTGCCCTATGAAACCAGAGAAGATATACTCGCTACAATAGAATTAAATAAAAAACTTAAACCAGATATAGCACAGTTTACCATATTTTTTCCTTTTAAGGGAACAAAGCTCTTTGATATATGCACGAAAGAGGGTTATCTTGCTAGAGAATATCCTGAACTTTTTAACTATTACAATAAGTCCTTTTTAAATCATCCGAATTTTAAAGAAGGGGAACTTGAAAAATGGGCAGAAAAAGCCGAAAGAATATTCAAAAAGAAAAAGAAATAAAAATCAGTTATGTTTTACCTACGTATAACAGAGTGGAATATTTGGGTGAATGTATTGCAACTTTATTAGAGCAGGATTTTAATTCCGAAGAATTTGAAATAATCATAGTCGATGATGGTTCTACTGACACTACAGAAGAATTGATGTGTTGGTTGTGTAGTCAACATAAAAATCTACACTATTACAAAAAGAAACACGCAGGAGTGGAAAGTGCTAGAAATTTTGGCAATAAGCTAGCTAGAGCAGAGATTATAGGTGTTTGTGATTCTGATGATTTATACCACCAAGACAGAACAAAAATAACATACAATTATTTTAAACAATATCCCAATGTAGATATTTTGACTGGTTCATACATAGAGATAAATCATAGGGGATTACCTCTAAAAGTATATAAGGCAGAACCAATAAAGAAAAGAATGTTTTTTAAGGGTAGAATGACTTTTTTCTGCCACGATAATTGTGCTTATAAGAAAGAAAAGATTTTAAAGACGCCATACCGTAAAAATGGCAATCAGACAGATGATTGGAAGTTAATTCATGATTGGCTTAAAGCTAATTATAAGTTTGGCTACACAAAAAAAGAACTTTGTAAAGTCAGAACCCTGCGTAATGGCATAATGGGTGCAAGACGGGAAAGGATGGGAATAAGGCTTTCTTATGTCTAATCAATTTAAGATTCTTTTTATGCCTACAGCTAATGCGGGGGTAACCTGGCAGAGAATGTTTTTATTCTTTCAGCAATTTAAGAAAGATAAAACTCTTTCGCCTGCAATGGATAGCTTTGATCCTAACAGAAGTATGCCTTACGAGTGGCAATTTGATAAATTCAGAAGCACAATGCTTGAACTTCAGATAGAAAAGCTTGTGGGTATGGCTGATGTGGTAGTTATTGGGTATGTAATTTGCGATTATGGCATTGCTCTTATTAAAGGATTGAAAATGCTCTTTCCTAAAAAACCTATTCTTATGGAGATAGATGACTACTGTTTTCAATTAAATGATTATTCTCCAGCTTTTAATGTTTATAGAGCAGGTAAAGAAGCCTGTGATGGACTGGAAGAACAATTAAAAATTTCAGATGGTGTGATAGTTTCAACTCCATATTTGAAAGATTTATACGCTGACCACAACAAAAATATTAAAGTTATGAGGAATGGAGTTGATTTTAATATTTGGAATTTCCCCATAAAAGAAAAAAAGGGGAAGAAAATAAAAATAGGTTGGGCTGGTGCATATACACATTCTGAAGATGTAAGATATATTGAAAAAATTGTTTACAGGATACTTGACAAATATAAAAATGTGGAATTTTACTTTATGGGAGGAGCACCTGATTTTTTTATTAAAAAACATCCCCAAATAAAATGTCATAATGCCTGGTCTAACCCCTACAATTACCCAGAGGCTTTATACAAAAAGAATTTTGACATAGGATTAGCCCCCTTGCTTGACAATAATTTTAATAGGGCAAAGAGCAATTTAAGATGGCTTGAATATTCGGCTTTAAAAATACCTACAATAGCAAGTAATGTGGAGGATTTTAAGAGGACTATTGAAGAAGATGATACTGGTTATTTATGTTCAGAACCAGAAGAATGGTTTTATAAATTATGTATGCTTATTGAAAACGGTGAAAAAAGGAAACAAATAGGTGAAAATGCCTATAGAGAGGTAAAGAAAAATTTTAATATGGAAATTTTAGCAAAAGAATATAGCGATTATCTCAAGGGAGTTTACGATGACTTTAAGTGAAATTAGAACAAGAATTAGACTGATGATGCCAGAGGCAGATACCACGGTTATAAATAATCAGGATTTAGATATTTTGATTAACGATGCTGTAATGGATATAACTTCAAAGACGGAGTGTATCCAAAATTATGCAGACCAAACTGTAACTGCTGATACTCAGGAATATTCTAAGCCAACAGACGCTATTAGCATTACTGCTGTTTATTATGGAGGCTCTGGCAACTGGGAGAAACTACCCAGGGTTACTATGGATTTTCTTTCTAATGAGGTAGATGAAGATTGGTTTGATGATACTGGAACAATCTATGCTTATTTTATCAGAAGGGATAAAATAGGTCTTTATCAAATACCCACATCTAGCGAAGCGGGAACTGATTATTTAAGGGTGTATTATGTGGAACAACCTGATACTTTATCTGACAATGGAGATGTTCCATTTAATAGTTTGAATCATTTAAAATCTTATCACGAATTGATTATTCTCTATGTGATTTATCATCTTAAGCAAATAGTTGGTAAATGGCAACAATCGGATTATATAGAGAAAAATTACCTCGCCAAGACAGTTAATATGAAGGTTGAACTTAACAGGATGGAAGATTTTCAACAAGTTATCCGACCCTACCATAAGGGAGCCGGAGGAAGTTCACTCAAGCAGAATCCCTTAGACCAATAAGTAAATCAATAAGGAAAAATTAAAATGTATGATACTTTTCAAGAAGAAGATGTTGCTTTAGCTATAGATGTATTTAAAGGACTAGATAAAAAAACACCTTCAGAGAATCTACCTATAGGCGTATCTGATATATGCCAGAATTGGCGATTTGATGAAAAGGGTAATTTATCTCGTAGACCTGTCTATGCAAAATATAATGCAACGTCGTTAGGTGCTAATCCTATTAAATATTTAGATAGGATTTACATAGGAACAAATAAATATCTTTTAGCTGTCTATGATACCAATTTAAAAGTGGGGAATGATGCAGCGGGAACATTCTCAAATCTAAAAACAGATTTAACTGCTGACCTCGATTATACAGGAGTAACTTTTAAAGATTTTCATTATCTGGCAAATGGAACTGACAATATTATCAGGACAGATGGTGTTGATATAAAAGATGCGGGTTGTGAAGCCCCCGATACAGCTCCTTCCGCAGCCGAAGGTGTAGCAGGCACTATGGCAGCAGGCACATATAAATACAAAGTTACCTATGAATTTGATGGTTACCAAGAAGGAAATAGCCAATCAGGGGATTGTTCTGTAACAATAGGTGCAAGCAAAACCGTAGATTTAACTGATATTCCTGTTGCTAATTTTGATTCTTATACGAAATTATTACTTCCACTTGAAGGGGCTGATGCAGCTACTACCACTACTGATGTTGGAGAATTTCACGCTGCGACATTCAATGGCACAGCACAGATAGATACAGCACAGAAGAAATTTGGTTCTTCTTCGCTATTACTTGATGGAAATAGTGATTATTTGACTTTTCCTGACCATGCTGATTGGAGTTTTGGAACAGGTGATTTCACCATAGATTTTTGGGCAAGATTTAATGATTTGACCAATAGACAGGCATTTGTTTGTCAAGACGATACTACAAATTATTGGCTTTTAGAGAAATATACCAGTGCCAATGGTAACAAATTAAGAATGATTTTTATTAATGAAAGCGGGGTTACTAAGGGCGATTATGTAATGACAAATAATTGGTCTGTTTCTGCGGATACCTGGTATCATCTTGCTTTTGTAAGAAATGGCTCAAATGCTTATATACTTATTGATGGCACGCCCCAAACCCTTACTGAAACTACTGCCTTTGGTTCTAATGATGTAGGAAATATAGCCGCTTCTTTATATGTCGGTTACTCTCCTGGATTAACGACATATCTTAATGGATGGTTAGACGAAGTGAGGATTTCTAGAGATACAGCTCGTTGGACTGCCAATTTTACTGCGCCTACCACGCCCCATGCAGATGCTTTTGATATAACAGGAAGAAAGATTTATAGAACAGAAGCGGATGGCACTACCTATTACTATTTAACTGAGTTGGCAGACAACACCACAACTGTATATAACGACGATGACGTAGATGCCAATTTAGATACTACTATAACCGTTCCTACTGATAATGGGGCTCCTCCTGTTACAAAATATCTCAGGTTACATAAAGATAGGGTATTTTCGGCAGGGAATAGCACCAATAAATCAAGGGTATATTATTCCAAAATTTCAGGTATTATTGCTTATCCCGAAATATACCCAGCCAATAATTACATTCCTGTTTCACCAGATGATGGCGACGAAATAACTGGAATAGCTGTTGACCCTACAGGATATTTGTGTGTATTCAAAAAGAATACCATAAGGAAAATATTTACTGATGGAGACCCTGATATATGGTCAGTATCCGAACCATTCAGTAAATATGGTTGTGTATCTCCTTATTCAATTAAAGAAACACCTGCTGGAATATTATATCTTGCTATTGATGGTTGGCGACTTTTTGACGGACAAAATTCAAGACTATTATCAAATAGCGATAGAGTAAACAAAATTACCACAGATGAAATAATGCTTTCTAGGCATGATAAATGCAAGGGACATTATCACGACCACATCTGTTATCTTGCATATACAGATAGAGCTTCCAATGTTACTTATAACAATCGGGTTCTTTTGTATGACACCCTGACAGACAATTTTTCAATCGAACATAAAAAGATAGATTCATTTTGCACCCTTTCTGGTTCTGATGATTGGGGGGAGATTTATTATGGAGATAGCCAGAATGGATTTGTTTATAAAGAAGAAACTACTATAAGTGGTGAAGTATTCAGTAAATTATCCGAATTTAGACCAAGTGGAACACTCTCTAATTTGTTTGTTTTTGGAACTGAAGAAAGCCCTACTTTAGAATTGGGTGGTCGTTATACGCTAGACCGTATGACAGGAAGTTCTTTAGATGATTGGACTGGTTCTGCTTTGGATGATTTTCCTTCTGCCTATGCTCCTTCTGGAACTTATATATCACCAGTATTACAACTTAATGCGAGTAATCTTTACTATATGTATTGGAATGAAACATTGGGTGATTATGGAGATGCAACTGTAGCTCTAAGGACATCTACTACTTCGGCAGGTTTATCTGGAACTTGGTCATCTGAATATAGTAATGCTTTAGGTTCAGATATTACAGGTGAAACAGCCCAAGATTGGCTTCAATTTAGAATTACCCTATCTTCATTTGATCCAAATAAAGATAGCACTCCGCAACTTTATGTAAAAAATGATTACTTATTCAAGTTAACTTATGGAGTAACGGGCACGGAAGTAGAAACAGCGATAGATTGCGATTGGAGAAGTGGCTACCTGCAATTTACTCCACAGGCAACGCCTGTTAGGTTGCGTAGATTTGAAATAGACCACGATGGTTCGGATGGATTATTAAGCTGTATTTGGGAATTGGATAATGAAAGTGTTTCAGGAATATTTACTGTGAATTTAGCTAATGACACCAAAACTTATAAATCACCCTTTCCTACAACTGCTTTTGGTAAAAGGGGAAGATTTAGACTTAAATATAATGATATAGAAGATTTAACAATTAAAGCTGTGAATTTGCTATTAAGCCCACAGCCAGAAAGATATTAAAGGAGGAAACAAATGTCATTTGATAAAACCTTACCTGCTAATGGTAGAGATTGTGCGTCAGTAGATAACGATATAAGGGATAACTTTGAAGGAATACAAAAAGGAGACCATTGGACTGCGGACACAGAGCCATCTTATAAAGAGGAGGGTTGTCCCTGGTATGATTCTACCAACGACATAATGAAGTTCTATGATGGCACGACTTGGCAACATTGGAGATTTGGAACTTGGACTTCTAAAACAATAGGAACAACTTATCAAGCAGATACAGATGGTTTTGTAACAGCGTGGTCTGTTTCATCGAGAGGAGATATTGATATACAAGGCATTACAGATTCAAATGCTACACCCACGACTGTAAGAATAAGACATTATGCAAATTATGAAGGCAGTGGCACAGGACACGCTTGTATTATGTTTCCTGTGAAAAAAGACGACTATTATAAAGCGACTGTTAGTGGAGATGTATCCACTGGAACTATGTTCTGGCTTCCATTAGGAGCATAAATGGGTAGAAAGCAATTCCAGAGATTACCAAATATTTCAGAACAGCATAATGAGGTTCATAGAAAAACCTATGATTTACCTTATTTGTTAAGGAAGGTTTCTACCTATCCTACGGATGATGAAATGGATATGGATGAGATGTTGTTATGTATGAATAGCAGCACTTCGGCAATTTGTATAAAAGTAAATGATTCTGCAATATTGAGTGCGGGATTGACATAGATGCAAGAAGATAAATGTTTAAAATGTGGAAGATGTTGTTATATGGGATTCTATGATAGAAGGGGATTTAAAACAAAAACAACTATAAAATGTCCATATTTGACAGAGGATAATTTATGTAACGTTTATAATAATCGCCCTAAATGGTGTATAACAGCAGAAGAAATGAAAAAGAAGAGTTTGTTACTCGATGGATGCGGGTATAAATAAGGAGGTTTTACTATGGGTTTATGGGGAGCATTGGGAGCTATTGGTTCGTTAGCTACTGGAGCAGGAAGTTTAATGGGTGCTTTTAGTGGCGGTGGTAGCGGAGGCTTAGAAGATGCTGACAGAGATTTATTAAGGGCTATGTGGGGTGAACAACTAGCCCAACAGAGAATGGGAACTGAGTGGATGCAATATGTTTCTCCTTACCTACAGGAAACATTGGGACAACTTCAGCCATTAATAGCACAGAGACTTGAACAACCAGGATTACCACCTGAATTAGAAAATCAAGTATGGCAGTTAGCTAGACAGAGATTAGCTAGAGGCTATGGTGATTTAGAAAATCAACTAGGAACTTTAGCAGCAAGTAGGGGCATGCTTACTTCTGGACCTGTTGGACAGAGTTGGCTTCAAAATGTAGGTTTAGCCAAGGCACAAGGTGAAACAGGTTTAGCAACAGAACGATCCCTAGCCAATTACAATGCTATGCAACAGGCAATAGGTGAAGCACAAAGTTTATTGGGTGTAATGCCTACTTCGGGAGGAGCTATGCCGAGTATGGGCTTAATGTATAATCAACCTTCCCAACCAATGGATTTAGCTGGCTTTGGAAGTTTATTTGCAAGAGGGTTAGGAGCTTGGGGAACACAACCTGGTATGGGTGGTGGTGGTTTTAGCCAATATGGTAATTATTATGGTAGTAATACTCCCCAGGGAGTTCAAGATATGGGAACATGGAGCCAATTTTAGGAGGTAAGAATGGGAAATTTTGACTGGAATGCAGCTTCAACCTTTCTTAAAGGTTTTCTTCAAGAACAAGATAGATTGAAAGCGGAGAAAAAGGTTAATGCTGCTTTAAAAGATAAAAATGTTGTAGTTAGTTCAACTGTTAATCCTGTTACGGGTCAGGTGCAATATTCTATTAAACCGAAACCAACAATGACACCTTATCAACAAGCACAAATTGGTTTAGCAAGACAAAAGTTGGGTCAACAACAATTACAACCAGTTCAGAAATTCCAGAATTTAGCAGCAGGACAAGGTTGGAATTTGAATGTTGCTTCTAATTTACCACCTAGTAAACAAGTTGAAACAGCAAGACAGTTATATGCTGCAAAAAAAAGTAGGGAGGTAAGACAACCTTCGTGGGCTCAGCAACAAGAAGTTGCAGCTTTAAAATCGGGAATTGCTAGGGGACACGTAGTAATTGGAAGATTTGGAGGAGAACCAGAGGAATTTGATGTTAAAAATCGAGTAGATGCTTTAAGAGCAATCGAATTAGCTGGATTTAATCCTGTGGATTTTCAAGATGTCTTAGCACAATATCCTGAAATCAAAATTGATGACATAATTAAAAAAGGTGGAAAAAGTTACAGGGTAGTTGGAATTGATAAAGATGGAGTTCCATTAGTGGAATTAATAAAGTAGGAAGAGTGTTTTATGCTTTTGACTCTCATAACCTCAAAAAATAGTAATACAATTAAAAAGAGGGCTACGTCCTTTGACGACTTTCTGACGACCCAAACTTGGGAAGCAAGATATTCCAATATATCTTTTTAATCAATTAAAGCTTGCTATTATTTTTATTATTAGCTCTTGGGACTTTCGGAGAGACTTCCCAAGAAAGAAAAGAAAGTCGGTTTCTCCGAAAGAAAAGAAAGAAGGGTTTCAACCCACTTAATATAAATTAAAAGGATAAAATGCCAATTCGTTTAACGGATATAAAAGAAGAAGGAATAAGATTAACCAATATTCCAGAAAAATCGCAAGGAATTAGATTAACGGATATACCAGAAATAACTTCCAAAGGAATTAGATTGACTGACATAATAACTAAAGAGGATACTCCTTTTTCTAAAATGTCTAAATTTGGTAAGGTTTTAGATATAATTGGTCGTCCTGTGTATGGTTTAAAAGCTATGGTGGCACAAGCCCAAAGAGAAAATTTGGAGGCTATGAAAGGTATTCCAGAGACAGATTTAATTGCCCGTTCTAAAGTTCTTCTCGATAAAAAACCCCAAATCAAAAAAAGATTTGAAGCATTTTGGAGGGGACTTAGTGGTCAAGAACGACATACAATTAATGAATTGGCAGAAAATGTGGGCATAAGAAATATTCCCTTTATGGGTTTTGCTGCCGAGGTTACTCTCGACCCGTTAATGTATGGTGGTTATCAAGCGGTTACAAAAGGAATTGGTAAAGCAGTGGGTCTGACAACCAAGGGGATAAAAAAAATACCTGGAGTTGTTAAAGTGGGAACTTTTATTGCAGAAAAAGTTCAACCAGTTACTTCCACTTTAAAAACAATGTTTATTACCAAAACTGGTATAGGTAATCTTGGAGAATTAATTGATAAATATTTATCTAAAAGAGAGTGGTTAAAATATAAAGAATTAAAATTTGGAATAAAAGCAAGAAATGTAATTCAGAATATCTCTAAAAAAACAGGTCATTCTATTGATGATGTGGAAAAACAAATAGTTAATTTGATTGAACAACCTCAAATAATTCCTCGAAATGTTCCCCAAGAATCTATAGCATTAGCCAATATTTTTAAATCCCATTTAACTAATATATTAACTACGGAATTACATGCAGGAGTTCCGATTACTTCTTTAGCTGGTGGAGTAAGAAATATAATGTATTTCCCTCGTATTACTACTAAAGAAGCAATGCGTCTTTTAAATCAAGCAAAACAAACTAATTTTGGTGGAAATGCAAAAATATGGTATCCCAAACTAAAAAATGCCATTCGACGCAAAACAAGAGATTTTACTCTTGGAGAATGGAATGATCTTTGTGCTCAATATGGAGTTTCATCTTTAGGTGGTAAAACCGTTGAAAATTTCTTTTTGCAGAAACCCTCTATTGCTGTAGCAATAAGGGGTATTCGTTCAGCTAAAGCAGTTACTTCGGCTCAATTTTTGGATGATGTAGGTAAAACATTTGGATTAAAAACAGCACCTTCTTTTTGGGAAGAATTACCTGGCACTATTACAAAATTAAATCCTTCTTTAAAAAATTTAAGGTTTGACCCAGAGATTGCAAGTGAAATTACAAGAATTACTCCAAAATATTTTAATCCCAATGAAACAGGAATATTTCTAAAAGGATGGAGTGTTGTTCAAAATTTATGGAAGAAATGGACACTTGCACCATTCGCTAAATACCATTTAAGAAATATGGTGGGCAATTTATGGAATGTTCATTTAGAGGGAAGTGCTAGACCTCGTCATTTTGCTATGATGCAAACCCTACAAACTTATAGAAAATATAAAGGGACTGGTGGAATACAAGAAAGATTTGCTTTAGCAGAATTAAGAAAATTTAAAATTCTTCCACAACAAGCAGATGATCTTATCTTAAGAATGGAACAAACTCAAACATTAGGACACGGTTGGTATGCTGCTGATATTGAAACAAGCATAGTAGAACAATTTGAAAGAGGATTTTTAAGGCTTCCTTTAAAGAAAAAGATAGCAAAAGTTGCAACGGGAAGAATAGTAACAGAGAAGGGTATGGCATTAGGAACCACGATTGAGAATAATGCAAGGGGAGCATTGTTTTTAGCCAGGTTAGAAAAGGGGGATGATGCTTTACGGGCATCTTTGGTAGTCAAGAAATATTTATTTGATTACCAAAATTTAACTGCTTTTGAAAAACAAGTAATGAAACGTGCATTTCCTTTTTATACTTGGACAAGAAAAAATATTCCTCTTCAACTAGAAAATATATGGAAACAACCACAAAAGTTTGCTCGTTTAGCCCCAGTATTAAGGGAAAGAAGCCCTCAAGATTTGTTAAGACTTAAATATGCTATGCCACAATTATATGAAAGATTACCTATTGAATTGAAAAGAACCGTAGATACGGTTACCTATGTTCCGTTAGAAGGATTATTACCTGCTGGAGATTTAGCAAAAATTGTAAGACCACAAGAAATATTCCAAGAATTACTTTCACCCTTTGTAAGAGCACCATTAGAATTGGCATTTAATAAAAGTTTGTATTTTGAAAGCGAAATACAAAGATACGACAAGCAAACTCAAGAGTTGTTAAAAAAGGATATACCCATTAGATGGAAATATCTCTTAACCACGATTTTGCCTCAAGCAAGACTGGTTAATGAAATAAATAAACTTATTAAAAAGCAAATAAGAAAAGAAAAATTAACTCCGGATGAACAATTATTTCATCATACTTTATCTACGGTATATAAGATTAATTTAAAAGATTTAAGAAGAAGAGCATTACAGGTAATAGAAAGAAAAATGCAGGATTTAGAAAAGGGTGGCTTTTGGGCTAAGAAGTATGAAAGATTAAGGGAACTTGAAAGAGTTAAACAAACAATTCAGGAATACAGGCAATTAAGAAAAACATTGAGATAATTAATCTGGAGAAGGAATTTGTGGATCAACAAAAATAATGTTCGCAATATCTGGATAGTGTAAAAAAAGTTGGTATATTCCAAAAAAAAATAAACTAATAATTAACCAAAAGCCGAGTGTATATAAATTTATCTTTTTCATCATCTCAATTATATCATAAATCCAATCAAAGTCAAGAGGAATAAATGAGCTGGTATTACAATCCATTTACAGGAAACTTAGATTACTATAAAGACTATACAGAAGTATTAGCACACGCCGACCTATCTGATATGCCTGATACTGGCGGGACTGTCTCTGACCATGATGCAAGGTATTATAAATCAGGCGATAGTCCTTCTTTTGGTTCTATTACTCTAACTGATGATACTTCCGTTATTTCTTCGGCTAATGCAATAGACATCAGACCAAGTGGTGACACCGACGATTATTTACAATTCCTTACCTCAGGTAATACTCCTTATATCAGAAGAGTAGGTGGCGGTGAAGTTATACTTTCTACAGATGGTTCTTTTATTCAACTAACCTTATATGAAAGTACTACCTCAGAATCCTATCTACAGCATACCAACTCTACTGATGATTTAATAATCCAAGCTCAAGATAAGATAAATCTTCGTGCTAATGAAGAGATAGACCTTAGACCAAGTGGAGATTCAGATGACTATATCGCCCTACAAACAGTAGGTGGTGTTCCAGAGATAACGACAGTAGGTGCTTGTGATTTAAAGATTACATCAAGTAGCGGTGAAATAGATTTTGATAACGAAAATTTGACTACCGCAGGGAATCTTACTTTATCAAAAGTCTTAATAGATATTACTGATGCAGAGGCATTATTAGTCCGCAAGAATGGAGATACGGGAGATATATTAACGGTAGATACTACCAATTCTGTCGTAGAAATAGGCGGTTCTGGTCGTTCTATATTCAACGAAGGTGCTGTAATAAATGAGGGTGCTAATGATAGCGACTTCAGAGTAGAAAGTCAAAGCAATATTGAAATGCTTTGGGTAGATGCAAGCACAAATAGAGTAGGTGTCGGCACTGGAGCTTTAGATAGGACACTCCATATACAAGAGAGTAATACTTCTAATGCTAGTTGTGGTTTTAAAATAGAAAATACCAGCACCAATGTAGGAGCTGATGCTGTTTGTCAATTCAGGGTAGTAAGTCAAGATTTTATTATGGGAATTGATAGCACAGATGATGATTTTAAAATTGGCGAAGCAACCACATTGGGCACATCTGTAAGACTTACCATAGCAGATGGAACAGGTGATATTACTATTGCTCAGGATTTAACGGTATCTGGGGATTTGACTGTTGGCAAGATAACTTCGACTGCAAGTGGATATTTATCTATAACCACAACTGCTTCTTCTACTGCTACAGCTCTTGAATTTGATGTATTTGATGAGGATAACTATGCTACATATACTTTTGATAGTAATGTAACTGCCGATGGAATAACTTATACTCAAGCAAATGGCAGATTTACTGCTAATTCAGACGGGATATATCTTATTACTGTAACATTCATTCTTAATATATCATCTTCAGGTCTTGTTGTATTAGCAGTTAAAGATAACGGTGCAGCTTTCTATTCACACGATTTTTATATTCATAGTGCAGTTGATCCTGTGATCAGGTCAATATCAGTAATAAGAGGTTTAAGCAATAATGATTATATAAATGTAACTTTAGATAGTTCGGGAGCAGGAACATTAAGTGCTTATGATGGAACTACAATGACAATAAGTAAGATGAAATAAGGAAGCTATGATAGAAGTTCAATTACAAGATAACGAACAACCACACCCAGCGATAGGGCATATCATCTGGTGGGGTAGGCGTGCAAAGTTTTGGGATATGGATTTTATTGAGGATGCTACTGATTTACAATTAGATACCCTTAAGCAGGCATTAGATGAGTTCGTAAATATAATGGATGACCATTTTACGGATATGGGAGTTAGAGATTTAATTAAGGATTATGAAATATGTGGTTCTTTCGCATACGGTAACCAAAGGATATGGAGTGATTTTGATATACAACTTACTACTGAAGATAGAGATAAACAGGAACAATTAAGAACAATTTTTCTTGAAGATTTATCTTTCTTTATGGAACAAGTATATAAGATGCAGCACAGATTAAAAGTCAGTATAGAGGTTCGTTTTGGTGAATGGAAAAACAAACAATACAGCGAGGTTTATTCATTGAGAGAAAGAAAATTATATAATAGAGAACCTCATACAAGACGACCTGATACATTTAAAAGGAGATACAATCGAGATACCCGAAGATATGAGGAAGTAGAAATGTTGGTAGCACCTACTTGGGATACTATTTATTGGACACAAGATGGAGAGAGGACAGATGCCCCAGCTTAGCACTTACGGTTCGACAGAAGATGGATATATTACCACACTTGCTATTAACAAGACAGCCACTACCTTGATAGTTGGTGCTCCTTCTTCATTCGCACAAGACCAAGATACTTATGAGTGGCACGGTTTTTTCTTCTTTGATACATCAAGTATTGGTGCAGGAGCTATAGTATCAAAAGTTGTATTAAGATATGTAGTTACTGCTGTAGTTGGCGGACTTGATATGAGGGCATTAAGGTTAAAATTTTATATGGGGGATGATGCAGGAACTACTCTTGAAACTACTGATTATAAGGATGTTGTGATTGGAGGAACCTTGGGTTATACCGAGGTAAAGCAACCCGTGGTTCAAACATACACACGAACTTTCTTAGTTGCTTCCTATCCTGAAGTAAATCTAACAGGCACAACCAATATTGAGATAGATGCCCATTGGGCAGGTGCTATAACAACTGATACACACGCAGTAATAGGAACACAGGAAAATGCAACAGAAGCAAACAGACCTTTACTTACAGTTGATTATGATTATGCAGGTATATCCAATGCTGATTTAAAGAATGCTGAATTAAGAAACGCTAAGCCATAGGAGGAATTATGCCAAAGTTTGATTTCAGTAATGAAGAAGTTAAGATGTTAAAAGGATTTCTTGATGTAGCAGTAAAGGCATTGGGGATACAAGTTGCTAGTAATGCTTTAATGCTTTTGAAAAAACTCAATAATCCCTCACTTAGGGAAAAACAAAAGGAGAAAGATGGTGAGGAAGAAAAGAAACCTGACGATAAATGAACGATTAATTGTAATAGAAACTCTATTAAGCAACCATCTTAAGCATCATGAATGGGTAACCCTTGCGATTCTTTGTCCGATCTTAGTGATGGTTGTGGGAACATTTATTAAGATACTTTTTACTAAATGAAAAAGAAAAAGAAACGATATAGAAAACATCTTACAAAATTTGGAGATATATTAACTGCTCCTGTATTAGCATTGGGATTACAAGAATGGATAAAGAAAAATCAAAAGGTTGGCACAAGCTCGACTGTCCAAAGATAAGTTACACGCAATTAGGGAAAATATTACACAGTATATCTAATGTTACGACTGAAATAACAGGAGTAGAATTAAAGCTTAAAGATAGAAAAGAACCAGAATTAAAAAAATTGGGAAAAAAACTCTCACATATACGAAGAGGGATAGGTAAGGAAATAAGGAATATATATAGTGTTATTAATGATGAACAAAATCGCATAGTAAAAATGTCGGAGGAAAAGAATGATTGAGGTTATCTATATTTTGATGATGACGTTTGCTGGTGGATTATGGGCTTTTGGTGGTTGGGGCATAGAGCCTCCTGTATGGTGGCAGGGAAAATATTGGAGAAGATTTGCTTTACCTACGATATTACTTGGATTATTATTTTGGCTTCAAAATTATTTACCAATACACGGTTGGCAAATAATTTGTGCGTGGCTAAACCTTATTGCAATAGCTCATTTGGGGTATGGGGAAAGTAGTTCTTGGAAAAAGAAAACCCTAACAGCAATATCCTATGTAACCCCCGCCTTGTGGTTTGGTTGGACTTGGTGGATGTTATTAACGCCCCTAATATTTTTATGCACATTTGCTTTATCTAATTGGAATAAGACCTCTAAAGATTTTGTTTGGAAAATTGCCGAGTATATCACAGGTAGCACAATAGCAATGACAATTATAGGGGCATTGCAAAGGAGATGGTTAGGATGAGCCTTGCTAGTTTAGTATTGGTAGAATACTTAGCTACTCTTATTTTAAATGCCTCACTTAAAGTTGTGATGATATGGGCAATTATAAAATATATAAACAAAAGAATATTAAAGAGGAGGTGAATCAATGATAAAGAGTTTATTAAGAAAGCTTATTCCTAAAAACTTGGCGGGTATTGTAGGGTTGATACAATCAGCTTTACCGCTTATAAGGGAGTTTCTTATGGTAATAACTCGTATTTGTGCTGTATTGATTCCTGGAAACAAAGATGATTTATTAGTAGAAAAGATAGGAGACTTCTTTGATGGATTTGAGGAAATATTTGAGAAAATCAAGGATTTCTTCTTAGAGATATAGGTGAATAATGATAGGAGAGATAGCAGGTGTTATAAATAAGGTTCTTGGTTTCTTTTCGGTTAAAGAAAGAAAGCGTAGATTAAAAGGTAAATTGCGTGGTTTAAAGAAAAAAAGAAATAAAACCTGGAAAGCAATTAAGAAAAAACACGCAGAAGATAAAGAATTTTTGCTTGTTGATAATCTTAATAGACGAATTTCCGATTTAGAGGATAAATTGTGGGATTATGATTAGGAGGCAATATGCCTATTGCTCCTGTTAAACAACTCACCAAAGCTGAGATAGTTTGGTTAGGCACTCACCGATGTAAATGCGAACACACCTATCTTGAGCATTATAATTGTTACGTAAAAGAGAATCCACAGCATCAATCAGTCGGCTTCCTTGATATAGAGGCGTCAAACTTAAAAGCCCCATTTGGCATTGTTTATACTTATTGTATAAAAGAGCTGGATGGGGTTCTTTTAAAGAGGGCGGTTACTCTTAAAGAACTTTATGAGGAAAAATATGATAAAGAACTTTTAAAACAATTTATCAAGGATACCGAACGGTTTGGTAGATTAGTGGTTCACTATGGAACAGATTACAAGTTTGATTTGCCTTTTTTAAGAACGAGGGCGGTTAAATGGAATTTGCCTTTTCCTGAGTATAAATTTACCTATGCCTCAGATACGTGGTCTATCGCAAAAAGCAAATTTTGCTTTCATTCTAATAGACTAGAGACGATTTGCCAGTTTTTTGGAATTTCCTGCAAGAAACATAAACTCAATCCCAATGTATGGATTAAGATGTTTACGGGAAATCCTAAGCTTATGCAACAAGCCCTTAATTACATAATGAAACATAATATAGAAGATGTAATGAGCTTAGAAGCATTGTGGAAAAAGATTAATAAATACGCAAATATTTCAAAAACAAGTATCTAAAATGAAAAGAATAACGCCTATAAGATTTATAAAAGAGGGTGCAAAGGGAAGATACTACGAGGCAAAGATAAACTGCGCCAAGATGAAAATTATCATTGCCGATGGCGAGGATGACTACCCTGTGCGTGTTACCTGTCAATATACTGGTGATGGAGGCTGTGATGCTAATTTGGGAGCTATCCAAAGGTTAGTTACCTCAATGTTGGAGTGCAACGTTAGGGCGGAGATAATCATTAATGACTTAAATAAAATTACCTGTGATGCCTGTAAACGAAAACTCTATAAAGATAAGGATAAAACAATCGCATTAAGTTGTGCCAGGGCAATAGCGGGTGCTTTAAATAAACATATAACCAAGGAAAATGGAGAGAAAAAGGAATAGGGAGTAGGTGTTATGATACGGACATTCTACGAACATAAAATAATTTGCCCTAAATGCAAAAAGGACTTGGGGATAATTTGCCACGAATTTAATAATCATCAATGTCCATATTGTGGACACGAAGAAGATAGAGAAAAATTCAAAAAGACAATAAGATTTGTGTATAAAGGTAAATTTTTAGATGAAGTGTAAGGATTGTCCTAATTTTGATAAGACGCAACAAATGTGTTTAGCCGATACAACCGAATTAGAAGATAATACTTGTTTATTAAGGTTAATCTATTGGACACTTAATGACGAAGAAGGAGATGAATGGAAGTATCAACATTAATTTCTTTATTTAATTTCTTTCTGTTAATAGGGCTTTATTGGTGGATGTGGAAGTTGGGACACCACTATTATAAAGATGATTAAACAAAATCACCATATCAGCTATGACCCAGAGATTATAGTTCCTATTTTTAAAGGAGAACATTGGATTCTAACACAACTTCATCGCAGAAAGCATATTTCTAAAGGTTTTTGTAAGGCTCTTAAGACCTGGCTTGCTTTGAACGAAGATAAGGCGCAGGTTTTAGACCTTTGAGTTTCTTCAAATCCACATACTCATCATATAGGTTTTTTGTAGAATCTTTCTCTGCCTTATTTAACGAAATCCTACCAGCTTGCACTTCCAAAATGTCCATATAGAAATAATCTATACAGTCAGAAAAGAAGCGTTGATAGGTGACCCCAAACAGCTCGCAGATGTGCTGTAGTTTGGCTTCCTGAAATCGAGTAAGGCGAATCGCAGTTTTCTTACGTTGTGTGCCTATGTTGTCATAAATACCCATCATTTATCACCACCCTATTTTAGCCTTTTGATTCGTTCTGTCAATGATATATCTCATAAATCTTGTAAATAAGCTGATTTTATGGTATATTTATATTAGGATGAGCAAAAGCGATGCTTACATCACATTTAGGCTACCTAAAGAGACAAAAGAGACTTTTCTTAGATACATTCCTCATTATGTAACGGTTAGTCGCTTTCTTTATATGATGACCAAGCATTGGATTCAATGTCCAAAATTTCCTAAAAAGTGTTGTGCTTACCAAAAAATCTTTCTTAAAGACTAAAAAAATGCTTGACAAAGAACAGGATTATGATACAATTAGATTATGATTGAACTTCCTATAATATATGTTAGCCTTGCTGATTTAAACTTCTCGTCGAATAATCATCAAATTGCCGACACTTTGTCCCCACATTGGGACACGGTTGTCGGCTTTTTGTCTATCTATAAGTATAACACAATCCCTAAAAAAAGTCAAGGATTGATGCAATGTTGATATGAAAATAAAATCTCTTGATAATCTAATTATTACTTTAAAACCGAACCGAGAATTTGGTGTCGCAAGGCATCAAAACCTGAGAAGGTTAAGAGATTCTCGGTTCTCTTTTTAAGGAGAATAAAATGAAAATACTTGATTTAAAAGAAGAACTTTATAGAGAAAAAGTAGCTTCAAAATGTGAATCATTAGATTGGATTATTACTGCATTGGGTATCAGAACGGAAACATTGTCTTTAAAACAAGTCCAAAGAATGGAAGAAATTGCAGATAGGAGAATAGAAAGAAATGCCAGAGAAATTAAATAAACGAGAATATAATCTAAAATATCCACGCAGAAACGGTTGGTATTATTCTAACGGTGAAGATTTTGTTTTTGGAGAACGCAAAGCGAGTGTAACTAATGTGTTGGATGTTCTTAATAAAGGTGGACTTATGTATTGGGGTATGCAACAAACAGCACGTCTTTTAATGGATCAACCTATATTACTAAACGAAACAGAAAGGGAGGTGATAGGAAGGGTTTACAAAATGGTGGGGCGTAAGGCTGAGGTGGGAACTACTGTTCATAGTCTAGCCAATAAATATTCACAGGGGATGAAGATTAAAATTGATAAAATCGCTGGAGAACTTCAACCTTATGTCCTCGCTTTTATGAAATTTTTAGAAGAAACCAAACCTACGGTTTTATTGACAGAAAAGATTGTTTATTGTAAGGCGGGATGGGCTGGCAGGATTGACCTTTTATTAGAACATCAAGATAAAAGCATTGGTTTGTATGATATTAAAACAGGAAATGTTTATCCTAACCACGGACTACAGCTATCAGCTTATGAAGCCTGTTTACTAGAAATGAGTTTGGTTAAGGCGATTGACGTTACCGCTTGTTTACAGTTAAAAGATGATGGTAACTACAATCTCATTACTTTAAACGAACCGCTAGAAGTATTCAAAGCGTGTTTAGAAATATTTAGATGGAAGAAAGGAGATACATAATGCCAGATTTAGGAGAATTAAGAATGAACTTTAAGAATGAAGATGTTAAGGAGGGTGATGTTGTTACTTTTATGAATAAAGGGAAGATTGAAGAGGTTGATTTTTCCAAAGCTCAGGATAGAACAGCTTTAAAAACAGTTTTTCAAATCGATATTCAATTACCTAATGGGGGAGTAAAAACCTTAACACCTAATTCCAGCACCAGAAAAAGCCTATCTAAAGTATATACTACAAATTCTGATAACTGGGAAGGTAAAAAAGCAAAAGTAACCTTTGTAAAGCAGGCTGTATTTGGAGAAATAAAGGATGTATTAGTTCTTGAGCCGATAGATGAAAAATAAAATTAATTTTATATCACCCATTTCAATCAACCAATGTTTTGAATTAGTTTATGAATATCATTATTCAAAAATAAAGCCAAAATTAACAAAATTATGCTTGGGGGGCCGGTGAAAGGTAAGCTTGCCTGCGGAGATGTGGGGGAGGGTTGTCTCGCTCCTGTTGAGACTATTGTGGCTGCAGTTAAGAAGATTATCACAACAGGCAGAAAATAAGGCTCTTTGATTTTGAAAACTAACTAAGGCTTTCGGCGTGGTAGCCAAGTGGTAAGGCAGTGGTCTGCAAAACCATTATTCACCGGTTCGAATCCGGTCCACGCC